CCTTCGACGATTGCGGTGAGTTTTATCAATTGATTAACCCGTGCGTGCGCAGCGCATCTTCGATGGCTTTGATACGCTGCGAGTTTGCCAAGACGGCATTGTCGGTGGTTTGAGCGGTCGCTTGGACATAGCCGGCGGCCATTGTTTGCCCTGCGTATGTTGCAAATGCGCCCTTGTTCGGTGTGCCGGTTGCCGCCGTCCATCCGGTAGCTCGGACGCCTAGAACCTGAACATTGGCGACCTTGTAAGCGAGGCCCGCATCGAAGTTGCCGTTGACAGCCCGAAGCGTTCCCGAGCCGCCGTTAAATGAAACTGCGCAAAGGCCGTTGAAGCTATCCCACCCGAACTTGACGAATCCGCCGCCCGAAGCGATGCCGCCAAGCGTGATGTTATCGCGCACGTTGCCGGGGTAAGGATCGCTGCCGATCGTGGTGTTTTCGACAAACTCGTATAAGCGCGTTCCCACCAACGAATAAATAACGCCGCCATGCGTCGAGAGCCGTGTGCAGGTGATATCCGCCGTGTCGCCCGGTGACGGCAGCATACAATCGTAAAGCGAAACCGCAAGCGCGCCCGCCACATAGATCGAGCGCCCCGCTTCCTGTGCGAGAACTTGTGTTCCACGGATGGCAAGCAACAAATTCGAGACGTTTTCAGTCTGGATGCCCCGGCCTAGATTCCCTTCCAGCCACGTTCCATCGATCACAACGAGGCAATAGTTAAACTCGCCTGATGAAGTTGAGCGAACGATGATGCCGCCAGTAGCCGTGTTGCCTGTCGCGCCGTTGCCTTCAATATCGCAGTCCCGAACACGCAACAGCGAACCCGCAACCAGATCAATAGCAAAAGCGGTGTTCAAGTTTACGCGACTGTCGCGAATAGTGATGGCGTTGGCGTAGATCGTACCTGACTTGTTAATCGCAATGCCGGTGCTGTTTCTATTGATTGTACAGTTATTAACTGATCCGATAAGCGAGCCGAGTATATCAACGCCCGTCACGCAATTCTCAATAATGACCCGTTCAAGGCTAAAGTCTGCAATACCCGTAAGGCGAATGCCGACGTAATTATTAGCGGAAGCCCCGCCATCAATCGACAAGTCCGAAATTGCGACGTTAGCCTCGGTGGGAACCGCCGTTGCACTGAGATTGATAATGGGATGCGGGGCACTACCCGCTGTCGGTTTCAGGATCGTTGCGCGCGGACCGTCGCCACCAATCCGCAATTTACTGAGCAGGCTTCCCGCATTGAATGAGAAGTTCAGCCCCGCCGCGTTGACGAGATAGGTGCCGGCTGGGATGCGAAGGTTAGCGCCCGATAGTTTAACCGCATCAAGCGCCGCTTGAATCGAAACCGTGTCATCGGTTGCGCCGTCACCGACTGCGCCAAATTCTTTGACCGATACGGAAACGCCTTTGAGCTTATCATAAACGTTCGTATTGTCGAAGCCGATGAGCTTGGACCCGAGAGTGTCGGCAAGCTGGAGGGTTTGAGCGTAGCTGGTCATCACTGGCGCTCGATGTGAATAAGCACATCGCTAAATGTGGTCGAAAGTGCGGAATCGGTAACCACGCAGCGCCATGTCGTTTCACGTATTTCAGCCGAAACCATGCTAGTGGCTTGGAACGTCGGCGCCTGAGCCGTGTTTGCGGAACACGAAATCGTTGTATCCCCGCTGCGATAGGTCCAAGCATAGGTGTAAGGCCCCGCACCTCCGACCGACGTAGCGGTGGTGGCATTTGTCGTTACGGTTGCGACGTTACCGATCTTGCTATTCGGAGAAGGCAAAATCGACACGGACAGTGCGGCAATGACCGTCTGGCTTGATGCAAAAAAGGCGATGATGCCAGTCATTAGCTGACGCCGGAACCCGAAATGAACCAAGTGTTCGTGCTAACTTTTAGAAAAGTTGCCATGCCTCCAATGGCAATCGCCCGGTCAGCATTTGAGCCGGACCCGGCCAGCTTCATTGTGACGCCAGCTGCCCGGGTTGCCGTGACGATCCCGTTGCTGTCGTTCACGTACACAATCGCCGCGCCAACCGGGAAGGCAACGGCAGCATTGGTTGGAATTGTCAGAATCAGCGCACCCGCAGATCCATTGTTGTAAATTTGTTGCCCGCGATCCGTGAGCGCCAGCGTGTAGGCTGCGGCTTGCGGGTTCTGTGGAACGTCACGAAAGCCCAGCTCGATGCTGTTTGATGTAACGATGCCGGTGACGGCCAATCCTGTGGCAGAGAACACGCCATAAGTGGCGGCACCGTCCAAACGCCGAAACGTATGGCTCGCGCTATCGTAGTTTGTGCCGCCCGCTACAGTGCTGCCGAACACCGTTGAAGGCGATCCCCCGTTATAAAGATAAGCGAGTCCGTTGACCGTAAGGCTGCCGACACTAACGGCTCCAGAGAATGTCGCTGTTGTCCCGACCAGGCCGCCTGTCAGCGTGCCGCCCGTCACAGGCAGGTAGAGCCCCACCATCGTTATCATTACATAGTTGCGCGTCGCCGCGTCCTGTGGATTGACCGGGTCGGCAAGCCCGGTGATGCGGTATCCGCCCCACCCGATGTTGGCTGTCGGCGTGCCAGTGCCATCGCGCAGAAGGCACGATGTCAGCCCCGTCGCCATGTCGTTCAGATCGGCATCGAACCGTGCAGGCTGCGCAGTTATGCCCGCTGCAGCGTCTGCCGTGTAAGAAAATAATCTCGTAAAAATGCCGCCCGCAAAGGACATGGCTTAGTTCCCTTCTCTGCGTCGTTGACCGACAACCGCGCCAGACCGGCCAGCAACAGCGCCTGCGCGTGCCTTGGCGATGGTTTTTGCGAGTTCACGGATTGCGTTGTCGTTGGCTGATGCGCGGGCTACGTCAGGGTTTGCTGCACCCTTGATGGCGTTGGCGAGATCGGCGGTTGTCTTTGCGGCGGCGCGAGCTGCTAGGATTGGTTCGGCAAACTTGCTGGCGATACCCGCCGCCGCACCGATGCCAGCGCCTTCAACGCCGTGCGTCATGCCGCCTAGAACGCTGCCAGTGAGGGCAGAGGCGAGTCCGCCATAGCCACTTGCGGAAACGCGGTCCTTAGCCGATTTGGATTTGGCCAGCGCATCAGCCAGACGGTTAGCCTGCGCTGAATCGGTGTTTGAACCGTTGAACGTGTTGGGGACTTTTTCGTTTAGCGTCGAAGCTGCGTTGCCAAGGTTCGCCAGATGCGATTGCTCCTCGGGCGAAAACAGGGCGTCGAGCTTGTTCTGTCCGACGCTATCAAGGTGCGCGCGGTATGCTTTGCCCGAAATGGTGCCGTTATTAAGCTGATCAACTGCGCCTGAGCTGGCCTTGTCATAGGCCCCTTGCGTGACATGGGCGCGGATTTTGTCGAGTTCAGCGGTGCTGCCGTTGTCTTGCAACGTGCGAATAACTTGGATTGCGTTCGCGTCGTTCTTGTTCGTCAGCCAACTATCTTTAGCGGCAAAGCTGTCTTTGTTGACGAAGTTGCCCTTGGGGTCGCGGGCAATGAGGTTCGCAACACCGTCTTGGTTTTCGTACTTGTCTGCCCATGCACTGTGCAGCTCGCGAGCTGCCTTATAGCCCTCGCCAGCGTTACCTAGCTCGTCGAACGAACCATCGATTGCGCCCTTGACCTTACCAACGAGGGCCTTAAGCGCGCCCGACGCAGTAGGCGTCAAGGCTTCGTTCGCAGCCTGCCTGAGCTGTTCAAGCGCCTGCGGTGAAGCGCCGTTGCCCTTGGGGTCGAGGATATTAAGCTTTTTCGCCATTCCGTTAATAAATGTTGCGGCATCGTTGCTGGCGGCAGCTTTATTCATCGGATCGGTGACGACCGCCTTTAGGCCATCCGTAGGGCCGAGAGCTTCGCCATCTGTTTGCGCAGCTTTCGCGTAGGCCGCTTTAACGCCAGCACGTTCTAAGTCAGACGACTTTGCTAATGCTTCGGCGGCGCCCTGCATCGCTTCCCCTGGTGCAGGAGCGCCACCGTAGCTCTTGACGGTTCCAGTCATCGCCTTGACCAACGCATCGTTGTTGGTGGCGTTCTGTGCGTTGATCTGCGCGCCTTCGGGCGTGTCCAGCTTTGCCGCCTCGTTGGTCTTTTGCTGCAATACGGGGTCCCGCGTAACGTGCGCTGTCATTGGGTTTGCGCCAATGCTTTCGATGCTGGCTTGCCTTAGCGCCTGATCGTCAGGAACGCCTTGCTGGCGCAGCGCATCGGTGCGAGCCTGCACATCAGGCGTGAGGCCGGGATTGCTGGCGATGCCGGTGTTTAGGCCGCGCGAGCCGAGCGCGTCCTGAGCTTGTGCAGCGGTGATGTCAGGCGTTTTTGGAACAACCTTGATCGGCCCTTTCGATGCAAAGGCGTCCTCAAGCCCGCCGACAGTTTTCGGGTCAACGCCCTGCGCCTTGATGAACGACTCAACTTGATCGCGCGGCACCCTGTTGTTGAGCATCGATTGCAGCCCTTCGATGACTGCGGGATCGGCTTGAACTGTGGTCGGTGTAGTGGCGCTGCCCTTCAACGCGGAGGCAAGATCCGCTAGCTTTGGCGCGCCCATATCAATAGCTTTTCCGAGCGCGCTACCCAAGACAGGTGCGGCGGCTGCCCCAATCGCCATTTTGGGCAATACATCTTCGCCGCGAGACGTTGCGCCCGCACTAGCAGCGCCCTGAACTGAAAGATTGCCGAGCCGTGCGGCATTTGAACCAACACCGAACGGAGCAAGTTCAAACAGCGGCGCAGTTGCAGCAATGCCGCCGGCTAGTTCGCCTGTCTGATATGTGCCGCTGTCGCCAATGCCGCCCTTGATATAATCCGCACGGCTTGCCTCATCGGTGTTCGCATCCCCGCGCAGCCAGTCAGACGCGGTCTGTAGACCCTTGTCCTTATGTCCGAGGATTGCTTGCGTTAGGGCTTGCGGCCCGTGGTCAATAGCCCATGCGCCTGCACGTTGGGCAGTAAGCACGGCATCATCAGCACCGTGGACAGCGCCGACGACCCTGTTCTTTACCCCGTCGAGAAAATTGCCGCCGTTAAATACCGAGTTGGTAAGCGGGTCTAGTCCTGCGGCCCATTGTCCCCATGATCGGGGCGCCGCCAGTTGTTGGGATGATCCGGATGATTGGGCTTGTCCACCACCGCCATTATGAACATTGCCGCCAGCGTTAGACCCAGCTCCACCGGAAACCAGATTACTATTTGCATTAGCAGACGATACAGGAAGTCCAACATTGGGCGCGGGTGTAGCACCATCGATGCCGTCTAGGAAGGGATCTTTTGCGGGCGCCGCAGACGACGAGTTGCCTTGCGGTAAACCCGCCAAGTAGGGGTCTGGCGCTTCGTTGCTTGCAGGTGGCGCACTTCCGCTTGGGGCAGACGTGTTGCCGGGATACTCTCCGGCATATCTAGTAATCTTTGCAGTGCTGTCCGCTGTACGCGGCCCCCAGTTCTTTGGGTTATACCCTCCGTGCCAGGCATTGGTGGCATCGTCCAAATTGCCAAAGTGGGCTAAGTTCTCACTCATGGCCCTCGCAGCCATGTCGGCAGCTTGGTAAACATTGTGACGGTCGCCACCGTATTTGGCAGCCATGCTATCGGATATTTGAAACGGGCCGGTGTGGTTTTCGTTGCCGATTGCAGGCGCAATCTGGCTGTTACCGACATTGGCTCTGCCGCCGCCTTCCGCCATCGCCATGCCGTACAGAATGGGCGCGGGTATGCCTCGGGCTGCGGCTGCCGTTTGAATGGCATCCATCAGGGACGCATCGGCCACTAGAACGCGCCCATTCTTCTGAGGTTCTTGTAACGCTCAATCGCGTAGTTTGCCTCGTTGGGCGGCAATGCCTTGACGAGAGCTTGGAATACAGGTGCGCCCTGATGAACTGCGGAAAGAATTCGGGTGTCAATCGGATTCGAGCGGTCGTAGGAGTTGCGCCACGACTGTTCAAACTGGTCCGAGTTTTCCGATCCTCTTTGCTTGGCGAACGTAGTTGACGCATTGGCTTTTGCTTGAATGGCGGCTTCGTTATCCAGAAAGTATCTTGCCATCTCACGCGCCGCACCGTTTTGCAGATGCGGGTTTGGAACAGCAGCCATGATCGCGGCGAACTTGGAATCCGTGCCGCCCAGCCCCATTGCAGCCGATTGGCTTGCGGCAAGTTGTGTCGCGTATTTTGTAAACTCAGCCGTTGCGTTCGCGCCCTTGGGATCAATCGCATCGTGACCAAGCGTGCCGCGCAATGCCGTATTTATGTACCCAGCTACGTTCGCCATTCCTTCCGAACCAGGACCAAAGCTGTTTGAACCCGTGAGTCTAATAATGTTGCCAAGCTGCGTTTGTCGCTCCTGCGACCCTTGTGCCGCTTGCGTGTAACCGTCGAAGCGGGCTGCCGAGGCAGTACCGCGTGCGGTGCCAGCGGCGATCTCTGCCGGGCTTAGACCTGTTACGTTGTTAACAGGTGCGGCATTGGTGGCAGCTGGGGTACCATACGTCTTTTGTAATGAACCAGGGCCGCCGCCACCCCCGTTGCCGCCAAGCAGCCCCGACGTAGGCACTGCAGAGTGCCGGCCAGTTACCGGATCAACAACATCAGTGAGATCGCCCTGCGCTTTACCGCGTGCACCTGCGCCGGCTATTTCCTCGGTGCTTTGCGCAAAACCGGGCAACGTCTGCACACCGTTGACGTTGCCATATGCATCAGCAGTAGGATGCTGGCCCGCGTCCAACATAGCGTGATAACCCTTGAGCGCGCCTGTATACGGATCGTACAGGTAACCGCGCCTGTCATCGCCAATCGGCGTAAGCGCAGCCTTTCGTGCCGCTTCGATCATGTACTGGCGACCTTGATCGCTGTTTGGATCAATACCGGCTTGCGTTAGTTGCTTGGCAATGTCGGTCGGTGTTGCATTGCCGACGACCGCTTTGCCAAATTCTTGTGGGTACAGTCTCGACAACGAAATATCGCGCTGCGGGTCGCCTGTAAGCGACATTGCGCCCGTACCCATGACAGCCCCAGACGGAGGCGGCGCAGGAGAGGACACTACCCCCATCTGAGAGGGTGCGGGCTGCCCTACTGTCGGAGTAGGGCCAGCCCCTTGGTTAACTGGCAAAGGCGCGTTGTTAGATGCTGGAATGCCGCCGCCTTGAACGGGTGCAGTCGCCATTGGTGGCGCTTGGTTTGGCACGCTTTGGTATGGTGCGGCATTAGCGGGCTGTGCAGCGCCGACACGTCCGACAGGTGGACCGCCGCCGACGAAATCACCGAGCTTTTGAATCAGAGTACGGTGTTGCCCGTTTCCAGAATAAGGGTTGTTGTTCGGATCATATGGCAGATTCGCCACTTGGCCTCTGGGCGTAGCAGCCTGCATTTGCGCATTAGCCGCTTGCGTGGCAGCCTGATATTGCCCCGCCATCGCGCGACGGTTGATGTGATTAGCTGCGATCCCCTGAGCGAGTTGGGCAAGCCCCTGCGACCATGAGATGTTGCCGCTATCGACGTGAATCGGCTGCAACGACTGTTGGCGCAGTGTGTCGGCAAGCTGCTGCTGGCGTTGCGCCTGTTGTTCAGCAATTGCCTGCCCAACCGGGTCAATCGGGTTTACGCCGTTGACCATCGAAACATTGTTGACGCCACCGGGCATCAGCCCACCAGCCCGTAATTAACCGCCCTATAGCCGTCTGGCATCGTCACGACTGCGCACGGCATGACCTCGGCAACTTCGTCCGCCATGACGCCTTGCTGGCGCCCACCGCCCCAGACGTAATCGTATTCGTAGATCGGCAAACCGAGCGCGCGGGTTGTGCCAACGCGGACAATGTTGCGCTTTAGGCGGCGATCCGAGAGCTTGATCGGGTCAAACATTGACGTAACGGCACCACCGAGGCTGAACAGCCCTGAGTTGAAGTTGTTGGCGTTGGCGGATTGCTGCGCGTAATTCTTTTCGATCAGCCCGCTAATGTCGGTTCCCGCCGCATTGCTTTGCGCTTGCCCCTGAAATTGCGGCATCGAGACGGGTGTACCGGAACGCAGCGAGGCGAGCTGGTTGAGCGGTGCCGCGTTGACTGCCGTCTGATTTGCAATCGAGCGAGCTTGCGCATCCTGCCCCGATGTGATCGCCTGATTTTGCGCCTGCCCGTAAGCAAAGGCCCGTGAACGGTCGAAGTCTCCTTGCGAGCGTTCGGCAGCTTGTGAACCCTGCACAATGCCTTGGTTGGCAAGCTTGGCTTCCATATCGTTCTGTTGCTGGCCGAACTGCGGGTCGAGATAGGCTTTCTCTTTGTTGTAGTACGCATCCTGAGCAGCTTGTCCCGATGCCGCACCGTCAGTTATCCCGCGACCAAACGACGCGGCAATCTGCGGGGTGAGCGCATTGCCAAGGCTGGTGATGTCGTTCGATTGCTTTAGCTGTGAATCGTAAAGCTGCTGTTGACCCGGTGAAAGCGTAATATCTTGTTGATAGATAGGTGCGCCCGTCGCGGGGTCCGTGCCATGCTGTGTGTAGGCAGACGATCCAAGCGGTGAATTGGTATTGATACGGTTAAGCGCAGCGTTATAGCTGGCCGTATCTTTGTTCGATTGGGTCTGCGCTGCCGCTACTTTGTACGGATCTGGCGGGTCTGGGGCTTTTGCCAACGGCTTCCTCCATTCGTTTGAACACGAAATGGAGAAGTGTGCTTACGCAGTGACTGCCATTGAACTAGCGTTATGCGCGTTTGCGGGGCTAATTGCAAGCCCCCTAAAGCAGCCAGCCTCCGGCAATCGCATCTTCGCGCAGAAGGCCGCAAATGACGAGATCATCATCACCGCACCCGCGCCGTAACAAGCCCTCGCGGACGAACCCTATCCCCTCGTTAAACCGAAGTGCGCGGCGGTTGCGTGCGGCGGTGTGCGTCGTGATCCGATTAACGCCAAGTTGGTTGAACGGATAATCAAGCAGCTTCTGAATAATCGTGCGGCTTGCCCAGTTCGGGGCATCTGCCGCCATTGACAGCGAGCAATCCTTGTAAATGCGCTGGAAGCCGTGAATCACCATGACTGCTATTATCTTGCCGTCGTCAGCAACGCCCACCGCCTGCGCGCCTTGCTTGTACCATGCATCGGCATTTTCGAGGCTGTTAATGCGTGATGCGCACCAGTCTAGCAATCGTGGATCGTCAAACAACAACCAGCGGTTTTCGCTAATCTGCTCGGTAATCAAATCGGGCCGCCGCGTTCGTAAATATACGTCGTGGCTTGCCAGCTTATCGGAGACCCGCGCGTGACCGCCTGCAACTTGACTGCCGCCGCGTATCCAATGCCGCTTACATATTGCAGCGTCTTTGAAACCGCCGCCGCCGGACCCCATGTGCTCGGCCATGCAAACGGCCAGTTTAATTGTCCCGACGCGACAACCAGAATTGGAATCGAGGTCGCAGGTCGGTCTTCAAAGTCAACATTGACATCAAGCGCGACCGAGCCCCCGCCAAATGTTGTGATAATTGGTCGCGTTCCCGTGAATCGCTTTTCCGATCCAGGGTCATCAAAAAATGAAAACGCCTGTTTTGCCACTGACTGAATAGGCGCCCCGTTATCGGTGTTGCCGGTTTCGGCTTGGTAAACGGCACCATTCCCGCCGAAAAATAGCGTATCGTTCAGATATTCGAAGCAGCTCGCGTTCAAGCCCACATAGCGACACCAAGAACTCGTGATCGTATTCATAACATATTGGATAAACTGACCTGCTGGAAATTGCGGGACATTCACGACCAGCAAGCTTCCCAGCGGATAAATCATCATTTGCCAGCCAAATAACGCTTTGTTGTTGGCAACGTCGTTGTTAATCAAATTGACGATCTTGTACGAGATGGCGACGTTATCAGCGTTTCGATCAACTTGCAGCGCCTTGGTTAGCGGAACGATCCCGTCACGCCCGAGAATGCCCACGTCGGTACCGATGCGCGTCCAGAACCGTTCGCCAACCGGAGCGCCGATTCTCCCCCTCGTCGATAATGCAAAGGTTGCGGCGTTTGACGGGTCATAGCCTTGGTATACGAATACCTCGCCCTCGGTCGTGATGAAGACGGTGTAATTCGTCATTCCGTAAACCGACGCCACCGACCAGCCGAACACGCCCGCTAATGCCCCGCCCATTTTCGACAGGCTTGATAAGTCAAACACGTTTGCCGTGCCGCTAATTGAGTTAAGCGGCAGATACCAAGCCCGAAGCGAACCGCGTTCGACAAACCACATACGCGAATTGATTGCGTCGCAGTTTTTGAACAATCGAGGGTCTACGCCCTGAACGCTCGGGGTATATGTGAAGCTGCCGACCGTCGTTGCGTTCGTCGCCGGCGTCGTTGCCATTGTATAGGTGAACGTCGAGGCGCCCGTTACGTTGATGGGCACCGCTGTGACGTTGTAAGCGGCAGGAACGGCACCCGCGACCGTGATGGTTACGGTGGCGCCATTAACGAGGCCGTGTGGCGTAGTGGTCGTTACAGTGGCGAGCGTGCCGACAAACGTGATGGTTGAGATCGCCACGCCCGTACCGTTGCCGATGTTGAGCCACGTCGCGCCGTCATACAACAAGGGGGGATCAATCGGGTTGTCATTAACGGCATATACAAAGTGACCGCCGATTGTGCCGAAGTTTGTATATTGGAAACGGCTGTTTTGTAGACCCGTAACGACCGCCGCACCTATCGCGCCAAAGCTGGTGCAGTTGTATACCGAGCCGTTCGCAATGCCGAACATTTGCTGCGTCGTGCTTGAACGAAAAGCTAACAGCGTTTCGACGTTGCCCGTAAAGCCCGTCGCCCATGACGCAAAGCCGTTGCGCGTGACAATATCGGACGTTCGCGGAAACCAGTTGTCCATGATTACGGCGTCTGTCTCGGGCATTTCGGCTAAAGCATTTAGGGCGTTCAAGCCGCCGACTGGAGCGGAAAGCGTCTTGGTCGTGGCAACACGTCCACGCTTTGCATTGCTGCGCGCTTTCATCGGCCCGGCCAGTTACCCGCGGGTAATAGCCCCATGTTGAGGAACGTGTTGATTCCGCCCCGCATTCCAAGACTGATGTTCTCGGTTACCGTATCGCGCGGATGGTAACGGTTAAGCGCCATGTCATAGGCTGCGCGCTCCTCGGAATAGTCGAAGCCCTTGGCTGCCAGGAACCGCCATTTGACGCCCAAGACGAACAAGTCATCGGGTATGCGCGGCGTGTCGGTGTCGGCAAGGAATGAGATCTGTCCTACCGCTCCAGCGCTTTGGCACCAGCTGTTCGAGATATACTCGATTGCTATTGTGGAGGTGTCGGACGGGATCGGGTCGAACACGATCCTGTTGCCGAATATCCGATAGCGCGAATAGACGCCCGATGGATACAACCCCGATTTGATCGTTTCCCAATCAAGCGCCGACATCGGCCCGTCAATCCGGTAGTGCGATGAGCGGTTCCACTGCGTGTCTTGCACATAATAAAGGTAGTCGGTGGGCAGCGTGTAGGTGTCTTGCCCGACAACCCATGTAATGAGCTGTTCACCGCGTAGCGCCTGCCAGCCGCCCTCGATCTGCGATAGTTCAATCCCGTTTCGATTGGCAAGCGCCAGCATTTGTTGCGTCTGCGCATCGCCGTTGCCGACAACCGAAACAGGCGCATTCAACCCTAGTTCAAGCGCCGCCGTTTTGACGATGGCGGCAAGTGTCATAGCCATCGTGCACCCCTAATTATGCGGACAGGTTGTAGCCCCAAACGGTATTCGAGAGCATGATGAAGAAACACGACTTGCCCGATGGAATGGACTGACCGGCATTCGTTGCGCCAAGCGCGATCTGCGAGCCTACAGGCGGATATACAATCAAGGCGTTCGCGCCGTTGTTGAACACGATATAATCGTCGCCCTGCACAACACCCAAACCGGGTACGTTGGCGACAGCGGGCAGAATTGCGCCCGTACCAGCGGCTACCGTCGAGAACATTGTATAGTTTGTCGAGAAGGCAAGCGCCGTTCCCTGCGTCGTTCCCAACGCCGTCAAGCCGACTGCGGTGTCGCCAGCGATGGCAGCCGCCGCACTGACAGCAACGCCGAAGCCGACCATTTTTGCGAGTGAATTAGGCATCGTTCAATTCCTTTTTGTGACGTGCCGGCTTCATCTGTGCCTGCATTTCTTCGACTATTGCGGTAAGCCGTGCGATCTCGCTGGCAGCCGCTGGATCGTTCACAACCAAGGGCTGTGCAGCACGCCATGCCCGCGCAATGTCGCGGTAGCGGCGCATCCCCATGCCGAGCCCGGCAAGGTGCGAATCCTGTAAGTTCTCCAACGCTTCAACCGAGCGGATTGACTTCTCGTCAAGGTAGACGACATCACCCTCATTCAAGGCTGTAAGCACTGACAGCGCTGTTCCGGTCGGAGCGGCGGTCTTGTCACGATATGCAGCCCACTGCTTTGGAAAGCGGTCGGGATCGGCAATGAACTCGCCGCCTCCCTCGGTGTGCGCGGGGCGGTCGGTCAGCATATCCGAACGACCGATAAACTTGATCTTGACGAAGGGAACAATGTGATAGTCAGCATCGGATTCCGTCATGCGGCCCTCCGTTATGGCCTGCTTGCGGTCGTCCTCATTCATGAACACCTTGCCATCGTAAAACGAGACAATGGCGGATGAATTATCAATCCCGTCGATGCTGGTCTCTACCGTCATAAACCCTCCAAATGCGAGGCGAGGCCGTTAAGCCCCGCCCCTAGTCATTATACGATCTGCGACTGAGCAGCCGCACGGTTTAACAGGACAATCGCCTGCGTTGCCGAAAGCGTGCCAGCGGCCTGTTGTGGCGTTGTCGAAGGCGAGTAAGGCGTCAGTGACTGAACACCGAGGCCGATAACCGCTGCAGGGGCAGATCCGAACACCGCGTTCAGAACCTGCTTGGATGCCACCACCGTTGGCGACACGACACCGGCAGCCTGCCAGTAGAGCGAGTTGCCGGAGACAGGAGCGCCCTGAACGGTAACCACCGCGTTGCCTTCGACCTGATACCAGCCGAACTGGTTAACAAGCAAAGTCGAGAGCGCAACGGCCAAGGTCTTGCCGCTGTTGGCGGTTCCAGCCCATGCCGTTGCGGTCACGTCATAGCGCCCGTTGGTTACGGTGTCGGACATTTCGACAACCGTTCCGGGTGTGATCGTTCCCGACGACTTGGCGTAAACGAATGCGCCGCCGCCGAGGTTGTAATCAGAGCCGCGAAACTCAAGGCCGGGATACGCCAAGAAGCCGCGCGTTGTCGGACCCGTCGCCAAGCCCGCAAGCGGACCCGGCCCGAGCGTATCGACCTGATAAAAGTCAACCGCACCGGCAGTTGGTTCTGTTGAGACATATGCCATTTTGGTTGATCCTTTAAGCGGTCAGCACGCCCTGGAGAAAAGCGCCGGACATGGTGAGGTTGCCCGCCCATCCGATGAGTTTCACCAGTGCGTCCTGGTTGAGGGGGTTGCGCTCGCTGATTTCAGCGAAGTTGCGCTTGCTGTGCGGCTGCAGGAAGATGTAGTCCGTGTTCAACATGTACATCGTGTTGGCAGGTGCGCCGCCGTTGAAGCCACCGTCGAGAATGACGGGGATTCCACCAGCATATGCCAGCTCGCCAAAGCCCGCGTCAGCCGAGTCCGACGACGTGATGCGCTGGATCGCCTGCAGTGACTTCCAATAGGTCAGGTACAGGTTGTTGTCGGCAACGATCACCTTGGGCTTGTCACCCATACGAACGCAGCGAACGAACAAGCGGTTCATGTAGTCGGTGATGTTGGCTGCCGAGATAGCCGCGCCGCCATCGGTAACGCCCGAGAACTTCTGGTTGCGCCAGAATGCACCCAACGTGGTCGAACGGTCGATACCGCCTACAACGCCGGTTGTGGGCGTTGCCGACACAAGCGCCTGCAGACCACCAAGAGCGCGTCCAGCGTTGGC